CGGAGTTACATGGCAGATTAAGAACATAAAAAATATTGGGCCATCAGGAATTGATGTTATTTTCGATTGCACGATTAGGAGATGATTATGCGAGCTAGTGTGAATGGTATAGAAGTTAAAGACTGCATCAGTGCTGACCCAAGTAAAGGCGAAGCAGTATGCCTATTGCGCGATGCTGATGGTAACGTATGCAAACAGCCTAATGGCGAGGATGATACTGTTACGAAGCGCGGAGAAGTAGTTATCCTTGAAGAGAAAAAGGCTGACAAAAAATGGCAAACTTCGCAGAGCAAATCGCAAAGCATGTAGCCAAGTATCAACGGAGACTTGCACACGTAACGCAAGGAACCGTGATAATGGTTGGAAAGGCTGTTGTTGAATACAGTCCTGTAGGTAGGTGGGAATTATGGTCTGATATGTGGCAAAAGATGCGTCCGGCCAATACTTATCGCGCTGGTGAGTTCAAGGGTAGTTGGTCATATTCTAATGGAAGTGCGGGAAGCAATTTTCCTGCAACAATTGACGCAAGTGGTGCAACTTCAATGGCGCGATTCATGGACGTGAAAACTGCGCCAGTAGCAGCACGGCATTTTATTTACAACAACGCACCTTATGCAATGGCAATGGAAACAGGCACTCATCCTTATATCAGCAAGTGGAAACTAACACCTCCTAACCAACGTGGTGCTGGTGCTGGTGCGCACATGGTGCAATTGGCGCTGAATGATTCCAAGATATTTGTCAGAACTGCTGTAGCGCAAGCTAGGAACTTATCGTGAGCATCATAAAAGTACGGCAAGCCATCGAATTAGGTTTATTCTCTATTACGCCTGCTATTGACACAGCTTATGATAATTTCCCTTACACTCCATCCACAAATACCCCATACCAGCGTGTAACGTTAGTTCCTTCACTGCCAGATAACACAACATTTGGCGATGGACATTATCAGGAACGCGGATTGCTATTTATTGAACTTCACTATCCAATCAACAATGGTTCAGTTACAGCGGCAACCCGTGCCGAGCTAATCCGCACAACATTCAAGCGCGGTGCAAGTTTTACCAATGGGGGATTGACTGTGATAATCGAAAAGACACCGGAAATCGGACAAGGTATGGTTCAAGACGCATTCTGGATATTACCCGTTCGCTGCCGGTATTATGCGGAGGTGTTCGCTTGAAACCACATACTAAAGTTCTAGCATTAGCTATTGTTCGTTATCTAAAAGGATTTGCCGCCGCGATTACAATTTGGATTGAAGCGGAAGAAAAAGATAACTTGCATTCTGGTGATAGTTAGTACATACTTTCAAAAGAAATTGCAGCACACGCAAGACTAGCAAAACCGTAATACCGAGTGCCCGCGACCACGCCACACAGTTCATCGTCCCGCCGGTCAATATGCCATCCTCGGAAGTGTAATTTAACTTTCTTTGGAGACATATCATGACTATCAGTTCCGGCATTTTCACACAATTAGCAGCAAAAAAGCAGGCTTCTCTTGGAAGCGCAGCATCTGGTGCTGGCGCACAACTCTATCGTCGTACAACTGCGACACTCAATAAGAAAAAAGCATTCTACAAGTCAAACGAAATTGACCCATCCATGCAGCGTAGTGATGGTCGTCATGGCGTTGTGTCTGTTGATGGCACGCTCAATGGCGAATTGTCTGTTGGGGGTTATAACGACTTTATCGGCTCTGTATTGCGTTCCTCTGCATGGTCTGCTGGTGTGTCTAGTGGTTTATTGATTGACGTAACCGCTGCCGTTACATCCGGCGCAAATGGTACATTCACTACCGTTGGTGCAAATTGGCTGACACTTGGTTTCAAAATCGGCATGGTCATTCGCTGGACTGGTTGGACTACAACCGGCGTTCCGAATAACGGGCACAACTTCCTGATTACCGCACTTACCTCAACCGTAATGACCGGAACGATGCTTGACGGTGTTGCTGTTGGCGCAAAGGCTGCTGGTGATTCCGTAACTGCCGCATCGGTTGGTAAGCACAACTATATTCCTGTAACAAGCCATGCGCGTGATTACTGGACTATTGAGCGTTTCTATGCGGATATTACACAATCGGAGCAATTCGTTGATTGCGCGATTACCGGCATGAACGTGAAGCTGCCTGCAACCGGCATGGCGACTATCGACTTCCCGATTATGGGATTGGATATGACAACCGGAACTGCAAGCGTATTCACTTCGCCAACTGCCGCTCCGACCGGTAACATTCTTGCTGCTGCGAACGGCGCTGTATTCGTTCAAGGTACAAAGGTTGCAACGATTACTTCACTTGATTTCGGCATCGCTGGTAACTACTCTGTACCGGGCGGGATTGTTGGTTCAAACACTGACCCCGACATTTTCCCCGGCATGATTGACGTAACTGGGAATATGTCTGTTCTGTTCGATAGCGTAACGATGCGCGATTACTTCTTGGCTGAAACTGAAGTGTCTATTGTCGCAGCGTTCACTGCTGGAAATGCGGCGGATTCGGATGTTATGGCATTCACATTCCCTATTTGCAAAATCAATGGCGCTGATAAAGACGATGGCGAAAAGGGTCTGACCATGACCATGCCGTTCGTTGCCTTGCGCGATACGACTGGTGGTTCTGGTGCCGATACGTTCGACAGCATACTTATGATTCAGGATTCATCTATTGCTTGATAAGTAATTGAATACCCCCGCGCTGGACTTGCAATATCAGCGCGGGATTTTGTAAGACGAGTACAAACGTAAAAAGGAGCAATACCATGTCATTTGATTTATCCTCGCTTGACACCACGTCCGCTTGTGACAAAGGTGCAGAAATCGAACTCCATCATCCAGTCAGTAACGTCCCACTTGGGATGTTCATTACTTTGATTGGTAAAGATTCCAAAGAATTCCGCGACTTTACGCGGGATAAGACAAATACCCGTTTGCGCAAAGATGCAATGGCGCAGAAGCGCGGTAAAGACCCTGAAATTCGCACTGTAGAGGCTATTGAAGCCGAGAATATCGAGTTGCTGGTGCTGTGTACTAAAGGCTGGCGCGGCATTAAGCTGGACGGCGAGGAATTGCCATTCACGGTACAGAACGCGATTAAGGTTTATAAGACTTATTCGTGGATTTATGATGCCGTGAACGAAGGCATTGGAAGCCTCGACAACTTCTTAAAAAACTAACAAAGGAACTGGTAGAGTTTGCCACCTACCAGTTTCGGTTAAATGCTCGGCAGAAAGATGGTTGTTCATTACGCGACCATCTTAATGTGGCATATCGTGCGAATGGAATCATGCCGGAAGAATTGGCGAATGAACCCGATATACCAGAATCTGCCGCGCATGTTTGGCATTATTTTATTCAGTTGAATAGAGCAAGGGGAAGCAACGGGTTTGGAGCTAATCCTTTGTCCTACACTGAAATAAAGAATTGGTGCGAGTTATCTGGAATAAGGCTTGAGCAATGGGAACTTGATGCAATAGTTGAAATGGATTCGGCATTCATTACAGAATCTGCGAAGGAAGCAAAATGAGCGAATTTGACCTAGCGACATTGAAGATTGAGGTTGATACCACCGACCTGAAAACCGCTACGTCTCAATTAACTGCATTCGCTGAAGCGTCTAAAAAAGTTACTGCTACACAACAAAACGAAGCTACTCAACAAAAATCAATAAGCAAAGATTTAACTGCTTATCATATTAGAAACCTCCAAAGTTCAATGCAATTCGAGCGCCAAGAACGTGCAGCTCAATTAGCAATGCGAACAGATTTTGAGCGAAAAGGCACTGCATCCGAGCGTCAAGAACGTTCTGCTAGACTTGCTATGGAGCAAGATTTTACTCATCGCGGAGAGGCTATATTAAAATCTAATTTGCAATTTGAGAAAGATTGGAATAATGCTCGCGTAGAAGACTGGAAAAGAACAACCGCAAGATTGTCTGCTGAACGAAGAGAACAAATAAGTTTAGGAAATGAAATAATTTCAATGCAAAAACGCGCACTCACTCAAGAGGGTTTGCGTAAAGTTTCATCGTCAACATTATTTGCAGCAAATGCTCCATTGATACAACAGCCAGACGTATATGCTGCCGCAGGAATTAAGTCACCGCAACAACGTATCGGAGAAATAAACAGCCTTAAATCTGCTATGGCAGCACTTAGCGCAGAACATGCTAATGGCAATGTAACAGGTAAAATATATAATGAAACAATGCGAGAAATGCACGGGAGAATGAACCTTCTAACAGAAGGAAACTCACGTCACCGTGGAGCAATCCGTCAAACAGCAGCAGCAATGGCATCGCTTACATTTGAAATGACTGGTGCGATTTATGGTGTTTTGGCACTTGGTGCGGCGTTAGCTTCACCGGCATTATTTGGTACTGCAATGTTGAAGCGTGTTGAGGATGCAAAAACTGGCGTTGCTGGCATCTTAATATCAATGGGCGAGCTAAATGGAAAGGCTTTAACATTTGGACAAGCATGGGCTGCATCTGGTCAGTATGTAAAACAAGTTCAACAGGATTCAATGAAATACGGTATTGATATGGGCAGATTGATGGAAGTCAATCAGGCGGCTATATCAGGTGGATTGAATGCAATGTTGACGCTTGAACAAATACAAAAAGTTGCTACCGCTGGCGCAATCGCCGTTTCATCTCTTGGATTGAATTCTCAACAATATGTGCAGGAAGTCCGCGATCTTATATCTGGCGGAATTCAACCAGCATCAAGCACTCTAGCGCGGTCTATAGGCGTTACTGATGCACTGCTGAAGCAATGGAAAGCAGAAGGCCCGGATAAGTTGATTAAAGAGCTTACAGATAGGCTACAGGGATTCCTCGTTGTTGCTGATGAAGTTCGTTCAAAAACTTTAACTGGCGCATGGGATATTTTGCAGGCGCGGTTATCAATGCTTCTATCCGATGAAGATGGATTTGGCGCTATCAAGAAAGCAGTTCTTGATGTTGCTAATTATATCGGGAAGGTAGATGAAGTATCAAAAAAATTCACATTGAATCCAAATGCAGTTGCTACAGCAAAATCATATTGGGAAGTATTGAAGTTAATAGGCGGTGTATTTGAAATAATTGGCGACATATTAAAACGGGTATCACCACTTGTGGCTAAATTAGCGCAAGGAATTAGAATCCTTATGATAGAAGCAAAAATGTTGGTTACATTTGCTTCTACTGCTGTGAATCAATTATTGGCATTAGCTAGACTTGATTTTTCTGGTTTTAAGAAAGCAGGCGCTGACGGGGCTGAAAGCATAAAAAAAATGCTCCCAGAATTAGAAAACGCCGCCAGAGCTTTTGCTGGAATGAAACAATCTGCTAATGATGCTGCTTCCGCTCAAGATGAATTATGGAAGAGCATCACTGGGGCATCAACAAAAGCTATTGGAGTTGAAGCATATTTAGAAACGCTTGGGATGCAAGATAAAGCTGCCAAGGCTCATAAAGAGTATTTGCAAAAACGCAAAGATGCTGAAGTTAGATTTTTGGCTGAACAAGTCGCTATTGGGTTGAGATATAACGATGCTTTTGTTGCAATCGAAGAACTTAAACTTGCGAAAATTGCAGATGCAAAGAAAAGAAGCACATCTGGGCAATCTCAGTCAGGGAAAGTAACTGGATATTTTGACAAAGAAATTATTGCCAAAGAAAAAGAAGTTGCTGTAATGATGGATGAATTAAATAAACTTTCTGGTGCATACGAGCATAGATTTGACACGATTGATACTAAAAAAGAAAAACATCATCAAAGTGAAATGATGCGTATCGGCACAGAAATGCAAGCTCATGCAAATTCAGCAGAATCACAAATGACCAATGTAGAGAAGGTTTCATTGGCATGGACAAAGATGGATGATAAATATAAGACAAGAGCAGAAGCATTGAAATATGTTTGGGCTATTGAACAAGCGATGGCTGCTGATAAGCGTAAAGCAGATGATGAATTTGAGAAAATCAGTAAATCCATTTCAGACTTGAATAATAAAGAGATCGCAGATATTGATGCGAAGATTGTCGCGCAACAAAAGCATAATGATGAAATAGGAAAATCTGCTGAACAGAAAGCAATTGCGGCTGAAGCAACAGAGCAATTACTAATCAAGCAAATGGAACTTGAGGCATCCGCAATACATGAAGCAGCCAATACGGTTGATATGGATAAATCATATAAGAGTTTGTATATTAACCGTGCCAATGCACTTGATATTGAGATAGCAAAACGTAAGGAACTCGCAGGGCTTAAAGGACAAGCTGCTATATTGGAATCATCTGACGCGGCCAATAAAGCTGAAATCAAAGCCCAAGAAGAGAAATGGAAAATGATTGACGGTTTCGCGCATACCGCATTCAATAATATCTTGGATAAAGGTCAAAATGTATTCAAGGAAATAGGTGATGCGATAAAGAAATATTTGCTTGATATGCTGTACAAGATGACAGTGCAAAAATTTCTCATAAATGTAGGAGTTATT